CGATCAACTTCATGATCGTCCACCCGTCTGCCATCCTTCAGGTCGTGAAGCACAACACGGCTCGTCTGTTCACCCCGTCTCAGTTCTTTGAGATGGACGGCTACCGTCTGAACTACCGTGTGTACCACGACACCTTCGTTCTGAAGAACAAGGTTAAGGGCATTTATGTCCACCACGCTGTCTAATGGCGGTGAGGAAGAATCCTGACGGCTCTATCTCTGTGGGCATTCTCAAGGAAGAGCCGAAGGAAGAGAAGCGGGAAGTAAAGGCTGAAAAGCCAAAACGGACGGCGAAAGCAAAAACTAACGGGGAGGGTTAGTCCCTCCCCAAGCGTAAAGGTGATAACATGACGGATGAACAAAAGCTGATTACTGTCAAGACGCTCATTGATGATGGAACTGGTTATATGCCGAGCGATGAAACGCTCAACACTTACCTTGATGTAGCGGGGAGCGAGATCCTCTCTTGGATGTACCATCTCATCGGCGGCGTTCCCAGTACTGTGACGGAAGTTCCGAGCAGATACGAAGGGACTCAGATTTATGCCGTCATTGTCGGCTTCACGCAGAGTGGTGCAGAAGGGCAAGGCTTGTCCATTGAGAATGGCGTTCACCGCGATTTCAAATACGCCGATATGCTGGAGTATATCCACAACAAGGTGCTTCCGTATGCGAGAGTGGGTGCTGTCACTTGAGAGTCGTAAGGCGAAACAGGCGGCCTGTTGCGTATGCGTTTTATCAAGGTGTGACGGATGTTGTCAACGATGACGGTGAACTCACTGGTGAGCATGAGATCAGCTACTCTGAGCCTGTCAAGGCACTGATGAACGTGTCTGGAGGCAGAGGGCAAGCCGATATTAATCTCTTTGGCATCGGCAGTTCGTCCATGCGTACCATCGTTACCGAAGACCTTGAGACTCCGTTCTCCGAGGAGACGGTGTTCTGGGTCGAGCGAGATCCTGACACAGAGCCGTTTGACTATCGTGTGGTCAACATCTCGCGCACGGTGAACCAAGTCGTGATTGCCATTGACGAGGTAAGCAAGTCGTGAAAAGCAAAAAGTACACGATTCAGCTTAACGGCAAAGGCATTGACGCTATGATTCGTGGAGTAGGTGCGTACCAGAAATGGCTTGTTCGCAAGAGCAACGAACTTGCAAGGCGGCTTGCCGAGATGGGCGTTGTCAATGCGTCTATTGAGTTTTCAAGGGCTTTCTACGATGGCAACAACGACACGCAGATGCATCTTGAACGCCGTGGAGACGGAAGGTACGCAGTCGTAGCACAGGGTGAGGCCGTGCTGTTTATTGAGTTCGGCTCTGGTGCTACTTACGGGTATGGGCATCCAGAACCCCAAGGATTTGGGCCGGGGACTTATCCCGGCAACGGGCATTGGGATGACCCAAACGGCTGGTACTTGCCCAAAGACAAATGGGCGGCTGACGGGTCTAAACATTCCTACGGCAACCCACCCGCTATGGCTATGTACGGCACAGTGAAAGAGTTGGAGCGCGAACTGGATCGCGTGGTTAGGGAGGTATTCGCGAGTGATTGATATTGAAACAAAGGTTTACTCCCCGATTGCCACTGCGCTCAAAGCGGAGTACTCCGGCATCTTTGTGACGAGCGAACCTACCCCAATTCCTGAGAAGCCGCTTGTAGTCGGCATAGTCCAGATGGACAACTACATGAGCATCAACAGACTGGACAACAGCGGGAGAGAGCGATTCTCTACGCTGATGTTTCAAGTTGATGTGTATTCCAACAAGCAGACGGGCAAGAAGAGTCAGTGCAAAGAAGTCATTGACTTCGTTGACAAGATGATGTTTGACCTCAACTTCACCCGGCTGTCCCTGACCCCTATCCCCTCGCCGGAGACGGGGTATTACAGATATACCGCCCGGTACAGAGCCGAGACGGATGGCGAGACATTCTATAGATTATAAGGAGAGAAAAGGCTATGGCAATGATTACCTACATGACCTTCCTCATGCATGGCACTGGCACGGGTACTCTGACTTGGGCTGACCTCTGCCCCATCGTGGACTACCCTGACTTCATGAACGAGATCAACCCCATTGATGTCACGAATCTCCAGAACGAGATGCACACCTACATCATGGGTCTGAAGGACACTGGCGGCGATATGCCCTTCACCGCGAACTACGATGCTACTGATTATCAGGCTGTCAAGGCTCTTGAGGGTACTGAGCAGGATCTCGCCATCTGGTTCGGCGGCACGAAGTCTGGCGATACTGTCACCCCCACTGGCGCTGATGGCAAGTGGAGCTTCAAGGGTATGATTTCTGTCGGCCTCGTTGGCGGCGGCGTTGATGCGGCTCGTCAGATGACGATCCACGTTACCCCGACCACCGACATGACCTTCAGCATCGGTTCGTAAGAACACACTATACATTTCTGAGAAGGAGTAAGAGATGAGCAAGAGTATTGAGTTTGAGTTTGAGGGCAAGAACTATTGCCTTGAGTTTACCAAGCAGACGGTTCGCACGATGGAGCGGCGCGGCTTCGTTGCGGAGGAGTTCTCCGAGAAGCCGATGACGATGCTTCCCGACTTGTTTGCTGGTGCGTTCCTTGCGAACCACAGCAATGTCAAGCGTGACAAGATCGACAAGATCTATAAAATGATGGGCGATAAGACCAAGCTCATCGGCGCTCTGACGGAAATGTATAACGAGCCGATTGAAGCTCTGCTGGCAGAGCCGGAAGACGGAAAAAACCTGAAATGGACTCCGAGTTGGGAGAGCGAAGACGAGGAGTAAGTCCCTCAGAGTCCAGATATAGCACTCAAAGGCGGGATGGCGGCAAAAACGCCGCCCGCCTTAAATCTTACTCAGAATTTTTAGAGCGCGTTTGCCCGCAGTACATGGCTTATGGCATGAGCTATGACGAGTACTGGAATGGGGATAACGAAGCGCCGAAGATGTACAGACTCGCGTACATGGAGAGGATGCGTCAGCAGAATCAGATGGCGTGGGTGCAAGGGATGTATGTCTATGAGGCGATTATGGATGTTGCTCCGATTCTAAAGGCTTTCAGCAAGGCGAGACGGCCTCACCCGTTTAGGGATGCACCATATGAGATTTTTGCCGAGGACAAAGAGAAGCGAGAACAGGACGAGGCAATGGCAAAGTATGAGCGCATGAAGGAAAAGGTCGCGGCGTTTGCTGATGCGTTTAACAAACGTGCTTCGGAAGGAGGTACATAATGCCTACTCAAATTCAAGGGATAGAGTTTGAGGTTATAGGTAGCGGCGCGAGTGAGGCGGCACAATCTTTGGACGCGCTCACGGCTTCGCTTAAGAAGCTTAAGGGCGTAGCTGGTACGAAGATCGGTATCTCCTCTATTGCAAAAGAAGTCAGAGAGGCAACTAAGGGCGGCTCGGCAAGCCTCAAGAAGTTCGCTGACGGCATTGAGGCTATTGCAACTGCCGCGAACAAGCTATCTGGCGCGAACGGCGGCTTGAAGGAGTTTGCCACATCTATTAGCACACTTTCTTCCGCAAAGGCTTCTGCGAAGACTTGGGATAATATCAGTATTGGTATAAGCAAGGTCGGCATCGCCGCGAATGCTATTACTCCTCAAGCCCTTGATAAGCTCGACCACATGGCTGATGCGCTTGCTAAGTTGAGCGGGGTAGACCTCAAGGGGCTTGGCTCTGCTTTGAGCGGTGTGAAGACGCATAGTAAGACTTCTGAGGCAACTCCCTTGTCCCAAGAAACGCAAGACGCAATTACCACTGGCGATAAGCTTGATATGCTTCGCCTCAAGGTGATTGCGCTCAAAGACACACTACAAACGGCATTCAGCAAGGGTGACTTCACTGGCGCTATCAGAATCCGGGAACAGATACTTAGCGTTGAGGAAGCAATTCAGAAGCTTGAAGACAAAGCAAACGCTCCGTCTCCGGCGCTTGAGGCTCTCAAGTCTTCTCTCGCGAGTATGGGCAAGTCTGCTTTGAAAGCCGGGATGAACCTTGCCGCTATCCCGTTTAGACGGTTAGCAAATAGCGTGAGGGGATTGAGCGATAGGTTTAAGACTCTTGCTTCTTCCCTCAAGCGCATTGCGTTCTATCGCTTTATTCGCACAATCATCAAAGAGATAACGAAAGGCTTGCAAGATGGCATAAAGAACCTTTATGGTTGGTCGAAAGCGTTTGGCGGCGCTATCATAAACGGGAAAAAGTTTTCAGAGACGATGGATGGGCTTGCGACTTCTTCGCTCTATCTGAAGAACTCTATCGGCGCTATGGTAGCCCCGATTATCAGTGCGCTTGCCCCGGCAATTGATTTTATCATTGATAAAGTAGTTGCGCTAATCAACGTGATTAATCAGTTGTTTGCTCTTCTCAGCGGTGCTACAAGCTGGAACAAAGCTATTCGCAAAGCAACCGAGTATGAAG